GAAAAACATAAACCAAATTTTGCACCCTGATTAACTGCATTGATAACAGATGTTAAATCAGCATATGTACTCTTAAAAAATGGATTATCATTAGCTTTAACTGCATTAATATTCAATTGTTGAAATTTATTTAATGCTTCAGTTAATGTTTCAGTTAATTCTGAATTTTTTGGTTTTATTTTTATTTCTTTCACTCTACCAGCTATGGCAGTACCAGTTTGGATTGGTTGAGTAAGAATTTCTTTTTTTGATTCTTCATTCATTAGTAACTCCATTGTTTGATTGATTTTGATTTTTCTTTAAGATTTTCGCTCCATGTCCACGAATCATAATTAGGGTGGATTATGGATGCTAATTCCTCTTTATCATTACTGATAGCAAGGAATTTCATTAGACCAAAAGCAACTGATTTTATTTGTTTTTGGTAATATTCTATATCTTTTTCACTAATTAAAAATTTTGAATAGGCTTTTGGCGATACATAAACAAGATTTGCTTTATGATTTGGATATGCCATTGAATATAAAGCCATCTGTCTTTTGTTTGATTCTGTTTCTTTTGATGGCATCCTTGCAGTTGTTTTTAAATCTATAATTGCTTCTTCAAAAACAAAATCTACAAATCCAATAAAAGGTACAGGTATATCTTCAAAAGATATTTCTATTCTTTTTTGATATTCAACAAGATTATCATATTTAAATTCTTGATTTAATTTATTTGCATATTCTTTTAATTGTGATTTTTCTTTAATTCTTTTTTCATCTGTAACATCAATTAAATCATCTTGGCATAATTGTTCAAATTTTTGTTCAACAATTGTATTATCAATTTCCCAAGCATTATCTTCATATCTTTTAGATAAGCCAAATTCAACTGCAGTACCTCTATGCATAGATGCACTACCTATATCTCTTATATTAAATAATTTATCTGCAATAAATTTTGCTGGGTCTTGTAACCAAGTATTAATTGAACTGTGAGATAGATGATTTATTCCATGTATCTCAAAAGGATTATTTCTATTCATTTTTACCTCATTCTTCGTTCTTCTTTAATATTTATAATATGGATTTATTTTGTTTAGTCAACACTTAATGTGTTTACATTTATTTTATTTTGTTATACAAATAAGTATGACATTAAAAGAATACATACGAAAAAACGGTTATAATTATAAAAGTTTTGCACGAGAATTTGGCACACATTATAGAAATGTTGAGTCATGGGCAAAAGGCGATAGATTGCCTAGATGGAAAGATGCAGAAAGAATTTTTATATTTACAGATAATCAAGTAACAGGAAGTGATTTGTATGCCGAACAAATATCACGCCAAAAAACAATATTACAAAGGAATGAGGTTTGATTCTAAAAAAGAATTTCAAAGATATTTAATATTAGAAAAGATGGAAAAACAAAGAATGATTTTTAATTTAGAAATACACCCACAATTTCCTTTAATTGTAAATGGCACAAAAATAGGTAGATATACTGCCGATTTTAAATATAAAAATAGAAAAGGTGAAACTATTATTGAAGATGTAAAATCAAAAATAACTAAAACACGAGATTATATTTTAAGAAAGAAAATATTATCAACATATAATCCACCTATTATAATTACGGAGATATTATGAGTTGGTCTGCATTAGATTGGGCATCTAAACAAAAGACAGGGTCAGGTAATTTAAAATTAGTTTTGATTACATTAGCTAATTTTTGTGATGATGAAAATAAATGTTTCCCAAGTTTTAAAACATTAATGAAGATTACAGAATTAAGTCGTTCAACAATTATAAGATGCATCAAAACATTAAAAGAAAAAGAATTTATAATTGTAAAAGATAGATATGAAAATTATTTAAATGACACACAAAGACAAACATCAAATATGTATTATTTACAGGTAGGGTATCAGACGGACACCCATCAGTATCAGAATGACACTCACGAGAGTATCACACCGAAACTCCATGTAACCAATAATAATAAACATATTATATACACAGATGATTTTAATGAATGGTGGAATTTATATCCAAGAAAAGATGGTTCAAAGAAAAAGGCATTTGATTTATTTGAAAAGATAACTGATAAAATATTAAATTTTGATGAATTATATAGTTTTACTGTTAAGTACAAACAAAGTGTAAAAGATAAAGACCAAAAATTTATACCACATGCTACAACATGGTTAAATCAAAGGAGATGGGAAACAGTTGACGAAAAAAGAAAAATCAATTTAAATCAACTTGTTGGTTAATTATGGGAGAAAACATCAATGAATATACACGAAAAACTAATTCAAGAAGGCATAAGAGTCAATTCACAACAAGAACAACAAAAAGTTCTTTGTCCAAAATGTTCACATACAAGAAGAAAAAATAGAGGTGAACCTTGTTTGTCTGTAAATTTACAAAATGATATTGCTATGTGGCATTGTCATCATTGTGATTGGAAAGGTGCAGTTCATAATAATATAATTGAACCAAATCAATTTTCTAAATTTAAACCAAAAAAAGAAAATGTGATGCCATTTATTCCAAAAAAACAGACATTATCTGATGAAGCATATAATTGGTTAATAAAAAGACAAATAGACCCCACTGTAATAACAGAAATGAAATTATATTCTCATAATGAGAAACTTTGTTTTCCATATCATCTTGATGGCAAAATTGTAAATATAAAACATAGAACTAAAGATAAACGTTTTCATCAAGAAAAAGATGCAATGAAATGTTTATATAATGTTGATAATCTTAAAAAAGTTTGGGAAGAAAACCCTAATGGGAAAAAAAGAGTCATATTTGTCGAAGGAGAAATGGACGTCCTTTCTCTTATGCAAATAGGCATTAATGATGTTGTATCATTACCAGATGGTGCACCGAAAACACCAAAATTTGATATGAAAGATAAAAGATTTACTGCGTTTGAGCCTACTGAATGGATATGGAATGCTGAAGAGGTAATTCTTGCCACAGATAATGATGATGCAGGAAAGGCTCTTAGACTTGAATTGATACATAGATTTGGTCGTGATGTCTGTAAAGTTGTAAAATTCCCTACATATAAAGATATGACAACAGATGAAGAAAAGCAAATCAAAGATGCTAATGAATGTCTTATAATGTATGGAGAAGATGTATTAAAAACATCAATAGAAAATGCAAAAGAATTTCCAATTCAAGATTTACATTCTGCAATAGAATATCGTGATCAAGTTCAAAATATGTATGATGGTAATGTACAAAGAGCCATTTCTACAGGTTTTGAAAAATTAGATGAAATATATAAAATTATGCCAAGTACATTTAATTTAATTACAGGCATACCTAATCATGGAAAAAGTAATTTTCTTGACCAAATTTTGATGAATTTAGCAGAACAACAGGGTTGGCGATTTTTATTATATTCACCTGAACATTCAACACCGAATCATATTAGAAGATTATTAGAAAAAAGATGTAGAAAGCCATTTGATATTGGTGTCTATGAAAGAATGACACAAGAACAATTAAATGCTGGTATAGATTTTTTAAATACACATTTTAAATTTCTTGAAGCAAAAGATGAAATACCAACTATTGATTATATATTATCAAAAGCAAAATCATCTAAACAAAGATATGGGATTAAAGGACTTGTGATTGACCCTTTTAATCAAGTAAGTGCAGATAGAGATGCAAATAAAAGAGAAGATGAACACATAAGAGATATAATAGCAAAATGTCAACAATTTGCTAGAAATCACGAAATAATTGTATTTATGGTAGCACACCCCCATAAATTACACCGAAATGATGCAGGAGTAATACCACCACCTGATTTATACCAAGTTAGTGGTTCTGCACATTGGGCGAATATGGCAGATGTTGGTTTAGTAATACATAGAGATTTTGAAGAAAACACAACAAAAATTATAACTAAGAAAATAAGAGAACAAGGAGTTTATGGAGAAATAGGACAAAGAGAGTTCTTTTTTAATTTTAAAACAAGGTGTTATGAACAAAATTAAATATGATTACATTACAAGGTTATGAAGATGCATTTATAGGTTTTACCGAAAGATTTGTTAACAATAAATTTATTGCAATTTACGATAGAAACAAATGTATAGACATAACAATGAAACAAAGAAATTTAGATAAAGATAAAGCAATTGAATGGTTTGAAAAAAATATTGATACAATGGATAAAGGAGAAACCACACCAATTATAATTTTTCCAATGAATTATGAAGAATATAATGATTTTGCAAAATATTTATGGGGTCATACAGAACATCAAAATGATAATTAAAGATAAATTTTTAGATAATAATTTAACAA